CGTAGGAGGGTCATCATGGGGCCAAATGCGCCAATGCTTGCGCGAAACCACCGCAGAAGTGTCCGCCGTGGGCTGCTGCATGTACTGCGCGTTCCAAAAACGCGGGTCCATGTTGGCTTTCTTGCTTTTTAACTGGTCAAGCGGCCACTGCTCTGGCCAAAGCGACTTTTCGTCTGGGCTATCTTCATTAAGAATGGCCGGTAGCTCGACAATCTCCCACCGATCAGCGTTCTGATTCTTTGTTTGGTAGTCGATTAAGCGCCCCGTCAGGTCAATCAGCGACCAACGGGTCATGATTACTATAATAGCGCCGTTCGGCATCAAGCGCTGGAGCGGGCCGGTCTGAAACCACGACCACGCAGTATCAAAAGCCAGCCTTGAGTTGATCTTTACGTCCTGCTCCGAGTGCGGATCGTCAATTACAAACAAATCCGCGCCCCGTCCAGCGAGCGCACCCCCTACGCCTGCGGCGTAGTACTGCCCGCCCGCGCTGGTTGACCACTTTCCCGCCGCTTTCTGGTCTTCTGCCACGATTGTCTGGGGGAAAATCTTCGCGTAGTCCTCGCTGTCGATCAAATTTCGTATCCGCCGCCCGTAGTCCTCAGACAAACTGGCCGTGTGCGTGCCCATGATGATCTTCTTCTCGGGATATTTGCCCAAAAAGTAAGCAGGAAACAGGTAAGACGAGAACTCTGACTTACCCATACGCGGCGCAATATTAATAATCACCCGCTTCTTTGTGCCGTTGAGCACATCTTGGAAGATCTTTGCCAACTTGCGGTGGTGAGCGCCCACCTTGAAGCCTGGGTACACGGCTGCGGCGAAGCCCAGAATCGAACTGTGCGCGGCAGACATGCGCGCTCGATGCTCCCGGACCTCTAGATCCTCAAACAACTCCATCTTGTCCTTGAGGGACATGTGAGGCAGCGCCCGTTGGAGCGCCTGCAACTCAGCTTTACTGAGCGTCGTGAAGTTGTTCAGAGACATCTGATACGTCTACGACATCGACAACCTGCATGAATCTGTTGAGCTTTTCTTTAATCCGCGTCTCCAGCTCGGAGTCGGTCATCTCTGCCTTCTTGATCTCGATTTTTTCCGTGAACAAACCAACTTCAGTCACGCGCCCCAGCATTCCCAACGCTTTGAGCCGGATACTTGGGTTCGTATGCTTGGTCTCTTCTACTATCTTAGCTACCGTATAGCCACGAAGCTCTTTGGCCTGCTGCACAAACTCCCAATCATACGCAGTAAGCATCCCAGTTAAATGCTGCACTGCAACAGGAGTCTTGACCGAGGCTAGCGCCGTGCGCTGCTCATCCGTATCCGTCGTCGCCACCAAAGCGCCAAACGCTTTGCGCGCGCTATTAGCTTCCACTTCCTGCTCAAGCTCGGCGTCTGGCACCACCCCCAGATCTTCCAACCACTTTGTGGTGGCAACTTTGGCGGCAACTATCTTTTCAGGCGCAGCCGTATGCAACGGCGTGAAATTAGCCGTGTCTGTAATTGCAGGAGTATGTACTAAGTGCTCTAGCATGAAACAACTTTACACACAAGATATGCGCAAAGCAAGCATGTGTATCGTTGGACATGAATAATTACAAATTTTTATAATAATAGTGGGGGGTCTAGTTGGCTGGGCTTCGCTGCGTTTTGGACAGAGAGATTGGGAAATTGGGGGGATGGTTGTGAAACAGTGTTCCGCGCGGCGAGTGCCACGCCGTCGCGCAGAGGGGGGTGGGGGGTGGGTGGGGTCAGCCTGGGGTCTGGCTGGCACGAAAATAGCATAGTCTCTGGCTGGGCACCATTGCGCCCACTGGCGGACAGGTTGTCCGCCAGTTTTAACCCACGGAGTTATCAGAATGGAAAACAACCAGAACGAAGTCGCAGCGCTCGCAGCAGCAGAGCAGCATGAAGCAGCAGAGCAGATCATCGAATCCGCGCAAGTTGATGAGCGGGAGGTTTTCTCGCTGTTCGATTCAATGGCAAACGCCAACGACTCATGGCGCGAGCAGATCCGCGATCTGCGGATAGGTGATCGGGATACGTGCTACTCGATGTTGCAGCGATGGGCGTGTTCGCGCTACGGATTGACGCTGACAGCAGGACAACGCGGATCGAAATTCGATCCTGCTCCGCTCGCCGCTCAAATGAGCGCGCGCGCCATCGTCAATGGTGAACCTGCTCGACTTGTCGCAGAGCAGGGGATGGATGCACATCTTGCTGTCATGGCTGTTCAACAGGTTTGTCTGAGCGCAGCAGAGCGCAAGTGTGACAGCGCAGCGCGCCAGATCCGCAGAATGTTGGAAGCGCTCTTTGATGCGCCGGAAAAGAGCGCAGCAGCGCGCGCAAAAACAGATCCGGTAGCAAAACTACTGGCGCAGATCGCAAAATTGGAATCCGACGCGTTAAACCGAGTCGAGCAGGGTATCGACAAGATCAAACGCGAGCGCGCAGCATCCAAGTAACTCGCAGCGCGCCACTAGCCCACGCAGCGCTCGCGCGCTGCGTGGGCTTTCGTTTGCCCGCGTTTTCGTGGGCAAACGAAAGCCCGGAACCTAGGGCTGTGCTACTCACGGACAGTATGTCCGTGAGTTTTTTTGTAACCTGGCGCACGTACGTGCGTCGAACGTGGAGCGTAGAGCGATGAAGGATGTTTACGAAGTATTGAGCGAAGGGCGCGCGCGCCATGACTGGCGGTATACCGTGAACACGGTAGACCCTGACTTCGATATTCAATCTGTGATTGAGTTCGCGGATCGAACGAAGAGCGAGGACGATCTGTATGGTCTGAGCATCGTCGAATTCGACGATGAGTTCGACGCTCGCGCATGGTTGAAGGGGCGGCTATGAACGAAGAGCATCTCCCGATCTGCGTGGGATGCTACTCGGTGCGCGTCGAGTACGCGCGCCGTCGCATGACCCGGCCCACGTGTATGTCGTGTGGCGAACGTGAAGCGCGTGGTGTGCGTCACACCATTGTGCCCATGAACAAATCGAACTACGTACCAATCTGGGACCGCGCGTTGCTGTCCCAACTCAACCCGAAGAGGACTGCATGATGAAAGTACCAGAATGGTTGTGGGGTGCCGTGTATGGAGCGGCAATCGTCGTAGTTCTCCAAAACATACTGGCAGGAACGTAAAAAAACGTCAATTTTTCGGTGGTCCACCATTTTTCAAAGTGGTCCACCGAGCCTGGACCACCGGAACGGCGTGTATTCATGCGGGTTTCAAGCGTCCACCCCCCCAGAAACCTACATATATATATATACTTTTTTTAGAGATAGATATATATGTATGTTTAGCCGGACAGACAGCCGCCGACTTGCGCTTTTTCGTCAGCCGTGGCACTCTTTAAAAAACGTAGGTATCCGCAGGGGTAACACCCTCAACGCTAGTGCTCATGCGGGTTTCTAGCGTCCACGCTCATTGGACCACTTGAAGAAATGCTGGACCACCCCCTGAAGCAATGTACTCACTGTCAAGTCTTTTACAGACACAGTGAGTACCGAATGAAACTATCTCGGGCCGCGTCCGAAGGGCGCGGACTCTTCGATGGGAAACGACTCTAGATGGAACTGTCAATCTGTAGACAGTGCAGACCGAAACGCAGACCCTACACTTCCATGACAGAGCGCGAGTTGAACACGCTGGTTCTGTCCAACGACATCACTCGGGAGTACGCCGACAAAATCCTGGCTACCCGCGAACGTAACGCAAGGCGCAAGATGTCCAACGCTGTAAAGAAACGTTGGGAGCGCGAGCGACTCGCGCGTGTCCAACCAGCGCTCGATCTGTGCATTGCCGAGCGCAACGCGGTGAATGCTCAACTGCGCTATGCCACAAAGAATGGCAAGCGTGATGTCATAGCCTTCTGTGAAACGTATTTACAGGTGATCAACGAGTACGCCGAGCGTGTGCGTGTCTCGAAACAGTTACACGGCATACCCTCGGCGACGAGGGCGCGTGTGTTAGCCGCATGGCATGCGTGTGCAAGAGCGCGCGGACCCATGCTTTTTAGCCAACTGGCGGACATCCTGTCCGCGAGTCAACCGGAGAGTGAAGCGTGAATAAGGAAGAACGCGATCAACTCGCAGTTGCCTACGCAAACGCATGGTATGCGGTCAAGGGCACTGCGGTGCAACTAACAGCCGGGCCGCGCGGCTGGTTCACGATACGTTATGAGAACGGTGGCATGGCCCGAGGGGTGAAGGCGAGCGTGTTACTGGAGGGGCTGGTCACTCTGACCAGCAGACTGGTCAACAACGACTTGTCAGCACATCGTCGGGCGCAGATTGAGCGTGAACGTGATCAACAGCGTGGGTTCACCTACGCATAACTTGGAGAGTGAAATGAGTTACGGAACACTAAGCGGCGACTTAGTTTGTATTCGCACGTACCAAAAGGCTGACGACTGGTGGCACAAGGCGCCCAAGTGTCGGTCCAGCAAGATTGACAATAACAATGAGAAGTCATTACATCCACGCAAACCATCTTCGTTCCCGCATTACCTGCTTCGACGCGGACCTAACGCAGACTACTACGACTTGATTCTGTACAAGACAACCATGTGTCGTTTGTTCAGAAATAACGCCGACGGCACATACGAGGTGTGGTATGCGCACACCGGGTCGCAGACTGACACGCATTTTCTCAATGCCGTGTCGCCCTACTATCACAAGCAGGCGTGTACTGAGGGGTTCAAAGCGTTCGTGCCGCTCAAATGTACCCGAGCGCGCATGGAGGAGTTCTCGGCCAAGTGTGTGTACACGGCGTCGGGTCTGTTGATTCGGGACAAGTCATGGCACTGGCCGCATGGTCGGTTCTTCATGACTAAGGAAACTAGGGCCGCGCGTAAAGACATTGTTAAGTTGGCCGAGCCGTATATCACCATGGCCCTAGTGGGTCGGGACAATCTGGATATCTACGCCGACCACACCTGTATCACGCGCAACAACGACTACAAGTACAACTTGGACTGGCTCCGTAAGGAGCCGACCGAGGAGATTATCAACGGGATCATGCGCCTGGCTCATGACCTGAAGCGTAGTTGGGAGCGCCTGCACCGTGAGTGGGTGTGGACTGATAAAAACTCACGCCAAGGTGAGTATAAACATGTACCAATGCCGGACGATGTACTTAGAAAGGGGATCATCGCACAGATACATTCGCTCAATCAATACACAAACACGCAGAACGGATGGGAAGAGAAGCCCATGTTCGTGAACGCTGACGACTATCCCAAGACGGGACTCACCTTCAAAGCAACGAGGATCTAACATGCAGTTCTTATCACTAGCCCAAGCCGAAGCCGCCATCGAATCTCTCAGCGGGGAAAAGACCGTCCTCATCCAAGGCGAGCATGGGATCGGCAAGACCCAACTGTTTCGCAATCTTGCCAAGAAGCAAGCGTACGCCAACCACATCTTCATCGAGCCGATTGATTGCTCACAGTTGAGCGACGGTTCTGTGTTCATGCCAGACATCGACCGGGAGGCTGGCGTGTCCCGTGAGTTGCCCAACGAGCGGCTCGGTGTCAGTAAGTTCAATCGCTTAGGCGTAGCCAACTCTCGGCCCGTCATGCTGTGCTTCGATGAGGTCGGTAAGACCACACGCTATATGCACAACGTACTGGCGCCACTGGTCTACGAGGGGCGGGTCGGTGACTACTACTTCCCCAAGGGTAGCCTGACCATGTGCGCTACGAACCTTGCCGTCGAGGGCTTGGGCGACGTGATCCAAGAGCACATCATGGACCGGATGATTACGATCAGCGTACGCAAGTCTACTGCCGAGGAGTACGTGCAGTATGCGCAGGGTGAAGGCGTACACCCCATGGTGATTGCCTACGTAGCGTCCTACCCACAGGTTATGGAGTCGTTCATGGACTACGAGCCGGGGGGTATCCATCACGGCAAGGACTTGTCCCGCACCAACGGTCGGATCTACAACCCACGCAAGAAGGGCGGCAAGTATGCGACGCCGCGCTCCATTAGCAGTATGGGAACGATCCTCACGGCGCATGAGACCACGGGTCTGACTGACGAGTTTACTCTTGAGATGTTGCTGGCTGGTGCCGTTGGTCCGCTGGTGGCGGCTGAGTTTATGGCGTTCCGTGCGCTTGGTGAGAGTAACTGTTCGATTGCCCGTGTGCTACACGACCCGCTGACTGCGCCGGTCTCTGACAACAAGATGGCGCAGATCCAGCAAGCGATGAAGCTCCTGTCCGTGATCGACAACCGTACGGATGCGGAGAAGTCCTGTACGTATGTGCGGCGCATGGCGCGTGAGGTGCAGTGCATGTTCGTCAATGGCGTGACGGGGAGCAACCGCAAAGCTATCTACCTGACGCTGGCCGTGTTCCTGCAAATGCAGAACGACGCCAAGATGATGCTTTGATGTTCGACAAGGCTTGTTCTTGCAAAAAAGGGAGTGTGATATGAGTCTACATTCATGGGAGAAACTCCCACTAGATATGCGGATCACGGCAGTCAACATCGACTGCGCTAGGCATCCGAAGTTCGCGGTGATGGCGGGCGTGATCATGATGGGGCAGAACAAGATCAAACAGATCAAGACTGCCGCCACCAATGGCCGGGACGTTCACTACGGTGAGGCGTTCTCTCTTGGGCTGGACCGCAAGCAACTGCGCTACTTGGCGCTACATGAGAACGGTCACAAGGCGTTGATGCACTGCGTACTGCCCACGTACAAACAACTGAACAAGAAGTATCCGAGGCTGACCAATCAGGCGCAGGACTACGTGATCAATGGGTGGATCGAGGAGCTGGACCCCAACTTTGAGTTCGTGGATCGACCGTGCGAGGGGCTGTGTGTAGACAAACGGTTCGACGGGATGTCTTTCATCGACATCCTGAAGATACTGATCAAGGAGGCAGAGGAACGCGGCGACGACCCAACAGAAGATAAGGACGACGAACATGACTTCGACGAACACATCGACGGCGACCAAGAGTTTGCGCCAGAGGAACAAGAGCAGATCCAGAAGGAGGTTGATAGCGCACTGCGTCAGGGCGAGTTCTTGGCGCGCAAACTCGCAGGTAAGGGGTCGGCAGGGCGGGACATCTTTGGACTGGCGCAAGACCGGAGCACCAACTGGATCGACCCTCTGCGGGAGTTCATCGAGGAGATGACTCGCGGGGATGAGAATGGCCGGTTGATACCACCCAACAAGCGCATGTTTGCAAGTGGGTACATCTTTCCCTCACGCTACGACGAGACGGTAGGCGACTTGGTTATCGCATGCGACACCTCCGGGTCTATGGGTCCGTACTACACGCTGATCTTCGGTGAGATTGCGCGGATCTGTCAGGACACCAAGCCGCAGAACGTACGTGTCCTGTGGTGGGACTCAGAAGTGTGTCACGACCAAGAGTTCAAGCCCGACGACTACGGCAGTATCGCTACGTTACTCAAGCCCAAGGGTGGCGGCGGGACTTATCCGCAGTGCGTGGTGGACTACATGAAAGCGAAAGAGATCAAGCCCAAGGCGATGATCTGGATCACAGACGGTTACATCGGTGGTGAACCGCACAACGAAGTGCCAGCGTTGTGGGGTGTGGTGGGGAACGATCACTTCGTTCCCCGGTTTGGCAAGTTAGTACGTATCCCAACGGAGCTTTGATTATGGACATGAGCATCCCTCGCTACAACCTCGACACCTGTGCAGTACTGGTGGAGTTCAACGCAAGCGTGTGGACAGCACGCAAGCTGGACAAGTCCACGACTGAGGAGGTTGTTACCAACAAGAACGCGGCGGCTAAGGATGCCGCACGTGTGAACAAGAACTTGCTGGCCGGGCGCACAGAACTGGATAAGATCCAGCAGATCGTGAACGCGGCTCGCACCTACATCAACGACAACACCTTGCCGTGGTCAAACAATGGACAGCGCATGCTCCCGCAGCCTACGTTCATAGCAGTGGACAAGAAGATGACCGAGTTCGGTGACGCGTTCTGGGCTGAGGTCAAGTCCTTCATTGACGTATACCCCACGCTGATCGTGGCGCAAGCCATGGCTCTCGGCGATATGTTCAAGCGTCATGACTATCCGACACAGGCAGACATCACTCAAAGGTTTGCCTTCTCCGTGAACTACCTGCCAGTACCCACGGCGGGTGACTTCCGTATCGACGTAGGCAACGCCGCGATGAACGAAGCCCGCGATGCTTGGTCGAAACGGCTAGAGAAGCTCACGGCGGAGCGGGTCGAGAGCGCCATGGCTGACGTTCGCTCACGCTTGAGCGATCACCTCAAGCGTATGTCAGATAGGCTGACGACAGACATGATCGACGGGCAACCGAAGGCTCGCAGGATCTACGATTCTGTGGTTGACGGCGCGCTAGAACTATGCGATGTTGTCAAAGCTTTGAATGTAGTGGGTGACAAAGACCTAGAAGCAGCGCGGTATTCGTTGGAGTGTGCCCTAGTTGGGGTTACTCCTGATGACCTGCGCAAGAATGAGTACGTGCGTGAAGGTACTAAGAAGGCAGTCGATGCCATCTTGGAACAGTTTAACTTTTGACACAGGACACAGGTGATTAACGTGCAAGACATTGCTACCGCCCTCAAGTCAGCAATCAAGAGCTGGGAAATAACTAAGGAAGTTTCAGACATGCGAGCAACTGACAAACCTACACCCACCCCCGCAACCGACGCCCCCGTCGAGGTCAAGTGGACAGGCGCAGTACCTACGTACAAAGACCCCGTGTCGCACCGCATCTTCCGGTTCATCCGAGAGAATCAGGGCATGACTTCTGCACAGTGCGTTCAGAAGTTGAGCGCGGATGGAATGATCGCCAGTTCAGTTAGTTCGTACATCTTCCAGATGCTCAAGTCGAACCTGCTGTACGCGGACGAGAACAAGCGGCTATACACCAAGTACACCGAGTACAAATCCCCCACGCAGATCTCGCCAAAGCCAAGCAAGCGCAAGCCCAAGGCAGCAAAGATCAAGGCTAAGCCGGTCACCGTCTCTGTACCTGAGACCGTGACCATGACTAGCCCAACGCCACCAGTTGTACGTACAGTAGCCGTACAACAGAAGATCGACAGCATTGATCAGGATGTTGAGAAGATCATGGCTACGATCAATCTGCGCACGGCGTACGCACTGTTCTTCACCCTCAAGAAAATGTTTAAGGAGTGAGTATGAGCAACGATTACGTACCAGTAATCAGGGACTACCCCATTTGTTTTAACTCAGGCGCTGAGTACGGGCTGTGGGTACAGGCGGCGAGGCATTCGCCCCCTACTCCGGGCCATGGGTACTGTGAGGATTGCACCGAGGAGTATCAAGCCAAGATGCTCCAGCAAGATCGGTGCAAGTATCCTGACACTGTGTTCAGACAAGGCGGTGGTATCCGTAGCAAGTTGTCCGTGGCGCTAGCCACTGGGCGTCCTATCCGTACGCCAAGAATGAAGAGGGTTTAATGATCTACGCACACACAGGTGCCAGTTTGCAGGGAGCACGTATGGTTGAGGACGATCCGATTAATCACCCCAAGCACTACACATTCGGTAGCTTTGAGGTTATCGACGTACTACAGGATTGGTTCCCCAACAACCCACTGCTGTGGCAGGTAGGCAAGTATATAGCCCGGGCTGAGCGCAAGGGCAGGACGCTTGAGGATCTGCGCAAGGCTAGGTTCTATCTTGATCGTGAGATCGAGCGCTTGGAAGACAAGCAACCCAAGAAAACATAAGCCGGGACTGCATCTTTTCTACGGTGCTCGCACGTGGCTTGTATATCTTGTGCGTCCTGTATGGAGGTAAGGGTTCCCGGCTGTGTTGATTGTTGCCCTGCCTCCGCTCCCATACCGCGAACGAGGGGGCGCGGAATATACATTCCCCCCTCACTAATTCGGAGAGATTATGGCAACGCCTGAGAGTTTAGTTAAAAAGAAGATACGCGCAATACTTGATGAGGCTGGCGCGTATTACGCCATGCCAATTGGTAGCGGCTACGGAAACGCAGGGGTGCCTGACTTCCTTGTGTGTTGCAACGGCAGGTTCATTGGCATTGAAGCCAAGGCCGGAACAAATAAAGCGACCGCATTACAAGAGAAGAATATCCAAAAGATATTTGACGCTGGCGGTATTGCGCTGGTGATTAACGAATACACCACACCAGAATTAGAGGAGCTAATTAAATGGACGATGACTCTATGAACCCCGGAGAGGAAGGCAGGAAGCATGTGCTGGCTATGCTAGAGACTTGCATGAATCCTGATGATAAAGGACAAGGCGTGTTTCTTTATAACGATGGTGTGTCATTGTCTATGATCACATTCAATGCGAATACAAATGACGTGTTCAATATGATGGTCAGCGCGGCACGTGCAATAGACCAGCGAGTAATGGCAGATGCACCGGCAAGGGAGATGTTCAATTGAACATAGTAACAATAGACTTCGAGACTCGATGGGACAGCAGGGAGTACACGTTATCCAAGCTGACAACTGAAGAGTATATTCGTGACCCCCGTTTCAAAGTGTTCGGCGCTTGCTTACATGAGTATGGATCAGATGAACCCATCCGTTGGTACAACGGCGACGACCTGCGCGAAGGGCTTGCGCAATACAACTGGAAAGAGACCGCAATCCTTGCGCACAACGCGCAGTTCGATGTCGCCATCCTTGAGTGGAAGTACAACTGTCACCCGGCTTTTATCCTTGACACGCTCAGCATGGCGCGCGCCCTGCGTGGAGTCGAACAAGGCAACTCACTCGCAAAGCTAGCGGCTGATTTCCGTCTGCCTCCCAAGGGTAAGGCGGTGCACGACACGAACGGGCTGGAGCATCTCACGCCTGAGATCGAGGCCGAGTTAGCAGCGTACTGTGCACACGATGTGGAGTTGTGCGAGGCAATCTTTGAACGCCTGTCAGTTAACTACCCTGCCAAAGAGTTGCGTCTGATCGACATGACTCTGCGCATGTACACCCGCCCCATGCTGGTGTTGGATGGCGGCATGCTGATCAATGCCATCAGTCAAGAGTCTACTTATCGGACTGAACTATTGGAGAAACTCAATGTTAAAGAGGAAGACCTCGCATCAAATCAGAAATTCGCATCGTTACTGGAGAGTGTTGGGGTTGAACCACCGCACAAACTTAGTAAGACAACTGGTAAACAGACGCTCGCTCTTGCAAAAACGGACGCCCTCTTTCAAGCGATACTTAATGGAGAGAATGAACCGGCTGCTCTCCTCTGCGAGGCTCGTCTCAAGGTAAAGTCAACGAGCGAACGCACCCGTGCTCAACGGTTCTCGGACATCAGTAGACGCGGCGCTCTGCCTGTGCCGCTCAGCTATTACGGGGCGGCGACGGGGCGGTGGACTGCGAGCAAGGGGTCTGCTATCAACATGCAGAACCTCAAGCGCGGGTCGTTTCTGCGCCGTGCAATCATGGCACCGGAGGGGTATCAGTTAGTAGTCGGTGACCTGTCTCAGATCGAGCCGCGTGTGTTGGCGTGGCTAGCTGACTACCAAGATATGCTGGACATCTTCCGCTCTGGCGCGGATCCGTACGCACAGTTCGGCGCGCAGATGTTTCGTATCCCGGGCATGACCAAGGAGTCGCATCCTGACCTGCGCCAGTCCGCCAAGTCTGCGCTACTGGGGTGTGGGTACGGGCTGGGCTGGCAGTCGTTTGCTTCTCAGCTAATGGTTGGTTTCCTCGGTGCGCCACCTGTACGGTATGACACAAAGTTTGCCAAGTCCTTGGGCGTCGATGCCATGTACGTACAGAAGTTCATCTCTTGGCAAGACAACACGGACAAGCTGGACAAGATCCCCCGGATTTGTAGCGACCTTGAGATACTAACGCACGCCGTAGCAAGCAAGATGATCATCGACACGTACCGTGCTACTGCATGGCCGGTCAAGACGTTCTGGGATATGTGTACAGAACTACTGGGGTCTTCGTTGTACGGCGGGAAGCCGTACACACACAAGTGTCTAACGTTTGAGAAGGAAGCAATCTTACTTCCAAACCGAATGTACATACGCTATAATGATCTCAAGCAAGTAGCGGATGAGGAAGGTCGCTCGCAATGGGTCTATGGCCCGGACGAGACTAAGCTCTACGCAGGGAAGATTACAAACAACGTCACGCAAGCATTGGCTCGCATCGTGATGACTGACGGCATGCTGCGCGTAGCTAAACGCTACCCAGTTGTCGGGACAGTGCACGACGAGTTGATCTGCGTGGTGCCGGACTCTGAGGTTAAT